GGGCTGTAAAGCCTCGTTTTCTCCGACACCCTAGGCCCCGGATTGTTCCGGGGCCTTTGTGTTGTGCTTTACAGCTTCCTGCGTGCTACGATCTGAGCAAGAACCAGCCAGGGCCTCTGAGAGAGGTACAGCGGAAAGGGATGAAGCGATGTCCGATATCGCAGGCCAGGAGTCCACGTCCGAGTACACCGGGGCAGCCACAGAGGCTCCCGCGGAGTCGATTCAGACCGAAGACCACAGCACCGAACAGCAGTCGTCCAACCCCTTCTGGGGAGAGGTCGAGAAGCTCACCGGGCCGAACGTCTACAAGCTCATCCAGCCCCACCTCGCAAAGGCAGACACCGAAGCTCGCCAGCGTGTCGAGAGCGTCAACCAGAGCTATGCCCCGTGGAAGCAGCTCGTGGACCAGGGAATCACCCCGGAACACGTCATGCAGTCCATCGGCGTCGTTCGACAGCTCAACGACCCGCAGGGACAGCTCCAGATCTACGAAAGCCTCCGCAACTTCCTTCAGGAGAACGGTCGCCTTCCCGATCAGCAGGAGCTTCAGGGGCAGGTGGAAGAGGACACCGACCCGGAGAACGACCCCCGGTTCGACAACCTCGCCAAGCAGCAGCAGGCCATCGTGCAGTTCCTTCAGGCCCAGCAGCAGCGGGAACAGCAGGCTCAGATCACCCAGGAGGCAGATGCCTGGGCGGACAACGAGTGGAAGCGCGTCACGCAGGCCCACCCGGAGCTGAGCCGAGAAGACCTGGCCGATGTGGCTCAGATCCTCGCAGCTCAGACGAACCGAGGCGAAGAGCCGAATCTCGACAACGCTGTTGCCGCCTTCTCTGCCATGCGAGACCGCATCCGCACGACCCCGCGCCCCGGACAGAACGCCCCTCGAATCCCTTCGGGAGTGGGTGGAGGCACCCCTCAGGGTGGTGCCATCGACCCGAGCAGCCTGTCCAAGGACCAGCGTCGAGAGCTTGTTGCTCAGATGCTCCAGCGCGGCAACCAGCAGTAACCAACCTCTCTCACGGAAGGCAGTCCAATGGGCTCCACTCTCGCGTCCATCGACGCAACGCTCAAGGAAGTCTATGAGGGTGACGTTCGCCGTCAGCTCATGGATGATACCATCGCCCTGAAGCGCGTCACGCGCTCCTCGGATGGCGTCTCGAACGAGACCAACGGCAAGTACGTCACCTTCCCGGTGCACGTTCGCCGCAACGGTGGTCTGGGCTCCCGCAACGAGTCTGAGGCGCTCCCCGCCGCAGGCCAGCAGGGCTACGCCGCTGCTCGTCTCGCGCTGAAGAGCGACTACCTCGGCATCGAGCTGACGGGCCACTCCATCGACATGTCCGACACGAACCCGAAGGCGTTCGCGAAGTCCCTCGATGAGGAGATGGAGCGGGGCCGCACGGACTTCAAGAAGGACCTCAACCGCCAGATCTACGGCAACGGCTCCGGTGCGATCACCACTGTCCGCGCCGTGGTCACGTCCACCACCATCCCTGTCGTGGATGCTCGACTCTTCTGGGTCGGCTCGCACGTCATCGACGTGGTGACGGCTCCCTCGACGGTCGTGGCTACGGATCGCACGGTCCTCGCGCGTGACCTGACCCCCGGTGCCAACACCATCACCATCTCGGGCGCGGCGATCACCACCGTCGTCGGCCAGCTCATCACCCTGAAGGGCTCGGTCAACCGCGAGATCACGGGCCTCGGCGCGATCATCGCCAACAGCGGTGTGCTCTACAACATCAACCCCACCACGGAACCTGAGTGGACCTCCGAGGTGGACTCGAACGGCGGTACGCCCCGTGCCCTGTCCGAGGGTCTGATGCTGCGCCTCGTGGACCGCGTGCGGTCGCGCGGTGGCAAGACCACTGCTGTCCTCACGGACGACGGCTCGTTCCGTGCCTACTGGGCGCTCCTGTCGCAGCTTCGTGGCTTCACGAACACGCAGGACTTCTCGGGCGGCTACAAGGGCCTCTCGTTCAGCGCGGGTGCCTCGGAGATCCCGGTCGTGTCGGACTTCGACGCCCCACTCGGTGTGATGCACTTCATCAACGAGGACGACATCACGTTCTACCGCGACGAGGACATCCACTGGCTGGACCGGGACAACTCGATCCTGAAGCAGAAGGTGGACGCCTCGGGCCGCTACGACATCTGGCAGGCCCACATGGTCGAGCGCCACGAGCTGGGCATCGGGCGTCGCAACACCCACGCCAAGCTGGCCGACATCATCGCTGGCTGACCCAGCCCGCATGACGATAGGGGGCGGGGTAACACTCCGCCCCCTTTGGCCTGTAAAGGAGACCTTCTGTGAACACTTCGCCTAGCACAGGTACCACCAAGACTTCCCGCTCGCGTACCGTACGTATCGTCGTCTGGACTGTTGTATCAGTCACCGTCTACTTCTTCCTCCTTCCTTTTCTGTCAGCCATAGACGGCCCGGATGGACAGCCCTGGGTAGAGACAAGCATTCTCGGAGAGCAGATCAAGCAACTCGGGCTCATCGCCTCAGTGTCGGGGCCTGCTGCCATCGCGCTTCTCAAGGACGTGAAGGACGTGAAGTACGAGGTCAAGAACGACCACAGCACGAACCTTCGTGTCGAGAATGACAGCAGGCACGCAGAGACACTGAAGCTCCTCTCCGAAGTGCGACGGGATATTGGAGGCATCCGACAGGAGCTTCGAGATGACCGCCGCTCTGTGTCTGATCGGTTCGATGTCGTGCACAACGCCCTGGCGGAGCACAGCGAGAGAATCAATAAGAAGTCCTCGGACAAGCGGTAGGATACCGACATGTCTTCTGTGAACCCGGCTCAGATCGTAGACGCTCCGCTGTACTCCTCCGAGTTCGGAGAGTTCCTGCCGAGCAAGGCAGCCCGCCTCGCAGAGGTCCTGCACGACTACAACCCCTACCTGGAGTTGGTCTTCGTGCCGTCGAGCCAGCGAGATGACATAGACACGCACCCCTTCGCGATCCGAGACAACAGCCCGTGGCGGAAGCCGTACATCGTGAAGCACATCACCGAGCGCGAGATCGAGAACCCGGAGGCCATTCTCGCGTGGCTCTTCGAGGGTGACCTGTCGAAGCGCGGGCTCTCGGACATCATGGCTCGGTCGAAGTCGAAAGAAGCCGCCGAGCAGATCCTCAAGCACAAGCGTGAGGCCGAGATCGCAGAGGAGCGGCAGGAGCTTGTCGCGGCCATCGCTCGTGGCGGGCGTAACCGCCTGAACTCGTTCCGCCACAATGGGAAGATCTTTACAGACGCAGGAGCACGGAATGTCTCTGAGACCATCCACTAAGACGTTCGGGCAGCTCGTTCTCGACATCAAGCGCATCTTCGGTGATGAGGCAGGTGTCCAGCTCGACAACGCGGACATCCAGCGGTGGGCGAATGCCGCCCAGCAGGAGATCGTCACCAACAACAAGGCGATCAAGGCGAAGGCCACGCTGCCTACTGTCATCGGTACAGCCACGTACACCTTCCCCTCTGTGAAGATCCAGCAGATCGAGGCACTGCACTATGACAACGTGCGCCTGGAGAACCTGCCCTTCGCGGAGGCCGAGCGCGTCATCATCTCGCAGGACCCGGATCAGAGCGAGATCGGCACTCCTGCATTCTGGTACGAGTGGGACGGGGAGCTGAGCCTCTGGCCGAAGCCGGATGCAGTGAAGAACCTCACGCTCTACTTCACCGCCTACGCGACCGAGCTGACTGGTGACACCTCGCAGTTCCTCGACGTGGCCGACAAGTTCTACAACGCCGTCGTGGACTTCGTGCTCATGAAGTGCTACGAGATGGACGAGGACATGCAGGCCAGCCAGATGGCTGAACAGCGGTTCCGTGCAGCTCTGGAGAACCAGATGGAAGACGAGCGCCAGGCACAGCACATGACGTACCCTGTCGTGATCGAGACGTGGGGGTACTGACGTGCCCCGCCAGCCGCTTGTCATCGGGCCGTTTGCTGGTGGCCTCAACACCTACGACGACCCGACTGCCGTAAAGGACACGGAGCTGGTCGAGTGCCTGAACTGGGACCCTGGCCTGGAGGGCTCTCTGCGCTCTCGCCCGCCCTTCCGCAACCTCAACAAGCCACTGACGCTCGGTGTCAGCGGCAACATGCGAATGCTCGGCTTCTTCTACGGCTCGGGCGGCACCTACCATCTCATCGCCACAGACGGCTTCAGCTCGACGTGGAGCTACAACGGCACGGCCTGGTCCCTCATCACGAACACCTTCGCTGCATCCTCGATGGCGCAGTTCGACAACAAGGCTTGGCTCGCCTCCCCTGTCGGAGAGGCTGATCCTGGTGGGTATTGGACTCCCGGTGGTGGCTTCGTCGCGGATGCCGACATGCCCCGTGGAGACACCATCGCTTCGTTCAAGAGCCGACTGTGGATTTCTCCAGGTCGAGGCAACACCAACGGCACTCGCGTCTACTACTCCAAGGTGCTCGGACAGCCGAACTTCTGGCAGGCTGCGGCCTTCGTAGATGTCGGACAGGGCGATGGGCAGGACATCGTGCTCCTGACGACCTACTACAACACGCTCGTGGCGTTCCGCACGCAGTCGATCTTCGCCTTCAGCTTCAATAGCGATCCCGCACAGGGAGCCGTGACGCTGCTTGTCCCTGGCGTCGGTCTCACGTCCAAGGACTGCGTGATCGCCTACGAGAACTACCTGTACTTCATGTACGACGAGAAGGCGTACCAGTTCGTCAACAACAATGCCCAGCAGATCAACCTCAAAGTCCCCTTTACAGCCACAAGCCAGAATGGCATCTCGATCCCGTTTTCGGTCTCGCTGTTCAACAACCGAGCGATCTTTCACTACTACGACACGATGTACGTGTACTCGCTTCGGACGAAGACCTGGACGCGCTGGAAGAGTCCGCAGCACGGAGCCATTGGGCAGATCATGAGCCCCGCAGGCGTGCTCACCGATGAGGCATATGTCAACCCCTCGGCCAACGTCCCCCTCGGCGGAGGCCGCACAGCGAAGCTGCTCTACATCGCGGACGAGTTCACGAACGCCACGGAGACCTACACCTGTGAGCTTCAGACGAAGAACTACAACTACCAGATCAGCTCGAACTTCAAGCGGCTGTTCTGGTGGGGCGTGGACGCGGTGTTCCGCACGCGCATCCGCGGCTGGGCAGTCCCTGTCGTGCACCACTCACAGGTGACCTGGGGTGACCTCCGCACCGGAGCTGTGAAGTGGGGGGCACTCCTCGGTGGCACCTGGAGTTCGCCCTTCATCGGAGACCTCTCGGTTATCTCGGACTACAACCTCCAGGGCACCGGCCCTGTGAGGAAGTTCGTCAAGATGTTCAAGTCTCTGCGCTTCCGGCAGATCTACTTCAAGATCGTCTTCGACACGGACGGGTCTATCGGTACAGCCCCGATCAACGTCTTCACCCTGACTGCCTACATCGGCACGAAGGAAACTGTGAGCAAGACCGTCTCTTGAGGTAGGATTCGGCTATGTACAACCCTGCGACCGGGCGAAACTCGTCCATGATCGGCGGCGGAGGCTTCAACAAGTTCTCTGCTGGCGACAAGCGTTATGGGGCTGGACGCCGCGGACCCAACATCGGAGCCGCTCAGGACAAGACCGGGTACGGAGCCCGAGATCTCCGAAACGAAGCTCGTAAGAACGCCCTCCTTCGGTGGGTTGGCGGAAGGGACTGACGATGGCGCTTGAACGTGGTGGCGGCGGTGGTGCTGTAAAGGCGAAAGCCCCCGTCAGATCTCAGAAGCTCCCCAAGGGGAATGCAGCCGCAGCAGCGAACAGTTTCAATGCTGGACGAGGCGTAGGAAGCCCCTACGGCGCAGGGTACGTGGCCGCAGACGCGGCTACCGGCATTCCCTACGACAGCTCGGGGGGCAGATCCTACAGCGGTGGCGGCTACTACGGCGGCGGCGGG